AGCTCTTTTACCTTCTGCATCCCCTGTGCAACCAACTGGGCAACCATAGCCTGATACTGCATCTCCATCTGAGCTTCGTCGCCGCCTTGAGCCTGCATCTGACCCATCTGAGACATAGCCTGCTCCTCCGCTTGTATCTTAACATGTTCCAAAACATGCTTTTGTAAAGACATAGCAACAGGCGGCATCTGGGCAATAGCCGGACTAGAACCAAATACCAAGTGAGCCATAATGTGAGACTGATGGTCCTGACCCGTAAACGCATGTAAGCGCATTTGATCCAAAGCATTTATGTTCTCTTGGGCAGGGTCCGCAGGCCGCGGCTCGTCGTCCGGTAAAGACTGCATCAACCTGTCAGCATCGTTCACGCCCAGCGCTTCATACATGTCCCGGTAAACCTCGTGCATGTTATGTATCTCAGGAGCCTGAGACGCCAACTGTAATTTAGTCTGAGCTAAAGCAATCCGCTGCGCCTGACTAAATACATTCGGATTAGATACAGGAACAACATCTACGCGGCCGTCAAAGTCAGAAGCCATGACAGTAGCATCGTCACCCGCAACCGAATAAGGATACTCTTGTGGCAAACTCTCGCCCATCACACGCGCAAGGATCTTAAACTCTAAACGCATCGCATAATGAAGCCGCTTGTGTACCGCGCTCATTACACGGGACCCCTGCTCCAACATGGCAATAGTAGTCCCAACAGCCGCACTTTGATCGCCGTCGCCTACCTTCATGTCCGTAATCGTAGCAAAACGCTGACCAGCCTGTACAACAAACCCTAACAAATTAAATAACGTCTGATCCGGTCCCTTGAACGGTAATGGCATCAAACTGTCACGAATTGCACCGCCCGGAGCATCCACATCCCTAAATTCACCCGGCTGTAAAGGATCGTCGTCATCCCTGATCCGCAGGCCGCGGGCCTTGAACCCAGCAGGTAAGTTAGACAATGTACCAGCATCAATCAACTGACGTAGTGATGATGTTGCAGAACGCGCCAATCCGCCAATCGTGTGGATCAAACCAAGGCCGTAAAAGCCAAATCCCGGCAAAAACTTGTAATGTACAAAATAACTTATCTTTTTCTTCTTCTCGTCTTCCTCTGCGTAATTACGCCGGATCGACAAGATCTCGCCGTTGTCCTGTGAAATAGTGACAATGTAAGGAACCTTAATACCTGTGGGCTCGTCGTCCTCACCAATATCCTCGTAGCCCTCAAGATCCAGATCAACATGGCACTCCAACAAAGTGCAGTCGTAATCAATCTGATTCGGCTCAAAGCCGTCAATCCGGTCAATCTCGTCACGAATACCAGTAACATCCCCCTGAGAAGGTATCACATCAATGTCAAGATATATCCCAGCAACCTGCTTCTTACGCAAATCGTTCAAGTCCATACGCACAACCTGCGTGATATTCGGACAAGTATCTAAGTCAGAAGTATCGTAAGGAACCACCAAATGTTCCGCAGGGACAAACTTACTAATCGCACGACCTAAGTTCTCGTCGTAGTAAATCTTTTTAAAAGTACTTCCCGCCAGCGGTAAATAAAACAACATCTGGTCCATGTCAGGAGTGTAATCCTCCATGACATTAGTGATGTAGTAATTCATAAACTGCTTCACACGATGCGCCTGATCCTGCTTCTCACGCGTGTCCTTGCCCAAAACTACAGTTCGAACCGGGCCGCTGGAAGGCAGTAACTCATTAAATGCCTGCGCCTGAAATTGTGTAGCAGCCTCGGCCAACAACGGATGCGTCACGCCACTCGCGCCGCGGAACGGCGTCGTGCGCTCCTCGTAATTAAAACCAAGAAGCTCTAAGCCATTCTTGTAAGTGTCTTCCCACTCCTGACGGCTGGACTTGTTGGAATCAAACTCCCCAATCAAATCAGACGCAATCCGACTTAACTCACGGTCAGGCATCTCTTCAGCCAAGTTGGCATAGAAATTATCGCCGTCACCACGCATGTCGCCCGGATCAAAATCTACAATAACACTGCCGTCGTCGTCAGCAATAATCTCAATCTCCGGCGCGTCAGGATCCATGTCCGCCGCCATCAAGTAAGGATCAGCGCCCGAATCAGGAAGCTCTAGCTCTATTTCTGCGCGTAAATCATCTTCGTCCAACTGACTTGGGACGTTAGTATCCATTAATCCACCAGTAGCCATAGGGCCCTCCGTCAATAATATACCCGCACCTTAGCAGATAAATCCTCATCTTGCCAATCATCTGTTGGTAATTGTACAAAATTACCTTGACGATAGCGCATTAATGCCTGTGTCATACTATCTACAAGGTCGTCATGCTCCCCGTTAGGAAACGCAGCAACCTCCTCAATTAGCTCATCAGCCCAAACCTTGTCCTCTGGGACCCATACCATACCCGCCTCAAACATGGGACTTACCGCATGCACCCGGCTGATCTTGTCATTGCCACGACTCGGCGTGAAATTAACTACAGGTATACCCGCACTTCTAAGCTCCTGAGTCAATGGTAAACCACTCGCCTTCGCCTCAATAATTACAGTGTCAGGGTCCCAAAACTTGTACTCCTCAAACGCTATAGCTTTTAATTCCGGAAAATCCCAGCGCCCCTTTTTAGAATCTAATAATATTAAATTGGGTCCCGAACCTCCCTCGTTCGGATAAAACACACCCCACGTTGTAATAGCAGAAAAGTCCGCGCTCTCCCGCTTGCTAAAAGCAGTATCGTAACTCTGGATAACATACTCTAACTGAGGGACCGTCTCACGCGTCCACTTGCGCCACCACTCGCGTGGAATAATAGCATTCTCCTCACCAGTAGGATTCTGCTGATACTGTGCATTCCACTTGCTCAAAGGTATAGATGCGCGGACCGCAGTCAAATCCTCTAAACTCCAATACTCCGGCCAACAAGGAGTCTCGTCGTCAAAAATAGCAGGTAACTCAACAACCTCCCACTGATCAGCTAACGGATCCTTCGCCATCGCCCGCAATAACTGACCCGTCATGTCCTTCTCAGACCACCGAGTCTGTACCAAAACTATCGAACCACCCGGCTGTAAACGCTGCCGAGGTCCCCCCGTATACCAATCCCAAGCATCCTCAAAACCATTCGCACTCATCGCAGTCTGCTCCGAATGAGGGTCGTCAATAATAATTAAATCACCACCACGACCAGCCAAGTTCGATCCAACACCAACAGCATAATACATTCCACCCGCACTCGTGTCCCAACGACCACTAGCCTTACTATCCGCAGCTAACTTAACTTCAGGGAAAACCTCCCGGTACTCGTCAGCATCTAAAAGGTTCTTGGTCTTCCTGCCAAAGTTAACCGCCAACTCAGTCGTGTGTGTCGCCTGAATGATCTTCATTCGCGGATCGCGGCCCATCATCCAAGCAGGAAACAAAAACGATGCAAACTCACTCTTCGTGTGCCGCGGAGCCATGTTGATGATCAAACGCTTTAGTTCGCCGCTCGCGACACGTTCAAGCTTGTCCGCGATAACTTTGTGATGCCTGCCAGCAATAAATTCAGGCCACATGGTTCTTACAAATTGTAAAAAATTTTTCTGACAACCTTCGTTCTTTGCGATCTGCGCGAGCCTCAATTCAAGCTTCAAAGCTTTCTCTTGCTGTGCAGGATTTAGGTTATCATTCATCCGGGGGACCCTATCTATTTATGGGATTATATACTGCTTTATAAGATAGTTATATCCCAAATGAAATTTTATGTAAATATTTGCGAGAAACATGGCCCTAGCCCCCGTCTGGTCGGCGCGGGGGCCGCGAAAAATTGCATTGGGCATTTCATCAAGAAAATAGGGTTTATGACCCGATATTGGAAGGGACCCTAGCCAGTTCAAGTATGCGCCATTGTCCAGGCGGTTTCGCTTTGTCGCGCAGCTGCCGCAACTAACGAGTCTGGAAAGTTGCGCGGCTCGCGGTTCTCGGTTCATCGATGGCGGTTCTCTTTGCGCTGGGCGGGGTCTGGCTGGGTGATTTGCGGCTCGCTGGGCGCGGTTCTCGGATCTCGGCTCAATTGATGTCGGACATCGGACATCGAACCCCAGCTGGTGCGTTTCGGATCCCGTAGGTTTGGGCAGAGAGCGAGGGGCGCGGCCCGCCCAGTTTAACTGATTTAAACGTTGGGCATAAAAAAGGCCCGCTTGTGATGGCGGGCCTGATCTTATTGGTTGGGGCTGGGGTTAGTAAACGACTAGCGTTTCACCTTCGAACAGCTGCGACGTTGCCAGCTGGTGTTTATCGCGCATTGCGACGGCTTGCGGATATGTAAGGTAAGCTTGCGAGCCAAACCGCCAAACGGGATTAAAAAGATGCTCGGACAAATCAGCAATATTTAGAGTTTTATTAACCCCCATAAACTTAATGACGTTTTTATGAGTTCTCATGATCCAACCCTTTCTAAGTTAGCGTTAAGCTTTTCCAGTTCGATTAGTTCAGCTGTTAGCTCTTGCGCTTTAATGTAGGCTTTGTCGGCCATTTCAGCGCGGCCACACATTCCCATCATACCCATGAACTGCAATTGAAACTGGATCTTTTCGGCTATGGTTTGTTCGGCCATGATTAAACCTCCATTTTGAAAGTTGCGTTACGCAGTACGTCGAGGATCAACTCTTTTGTTTCGGCCTCGTCTGAACTCGTGTCCAGATCGTTTGTGTAAT